GAGGATGTTGGTTCATCTACAGTGACCAGCAAGATTGGCGGTGTATTCAAGTCAGACCCTAGTGTGCGTTTAGAGTTCATGAACATTGTCAATGCTTGCAAGAGGGCATAATGGACGATGATCAAAAGAAACTTGACAGCGTTAAGTCACTAGAGTTTACATGGTCCAGTGATGGCGCTAACATGTCTTCGGGATTTATTGCACAGGAAATTGACATTGCCAATATCACTACCACAAACTATGGTGCCGCAGGCCCAGTTTACACCATTGATTCTGTTGGCACTGACACCATTGATTTAAGTGGCATTACCATTGGCGGTAGTAGCGGCGGCAATTTTTCATTTACATCGTCTATGCCAACTAATTCTATCAGTGGTGTCAATGAAATCAATACCGCCAATGGTAAGAGAATTGACCTTGAAGAACTAGCAGACGTTGTTGAAACTATTAAAAAGCGTTTGCTGATTCTTGCACCTAATTTTGAATTGCACGAAAAGTATCCCATGCTTAAAGAACTCTACGATGAGTATAAAGCATTGGAAAAACTGTTAGGCGGACCTGATCGTAAACTTGACGAAGACCTATGAGCGATAAACTATCATTGAGTTGGCAAGACATCCAACATTTAGCACAAGAGATTGCTAGACAAATACAAACATCAGGCTGGCGTCCTGATCTTGTGATTGGTGTAGATCGAGGTGGTCTAGTTCCTTCTGTAATGTTGAGTCATTACTTGAACGTTCCGCATGCCAGTGTCAAGGTAAGTTTGCGTGACGGTGGAGAATGTGAAAGCCTAACATGGGCACCAGAAATGGTGTTAGATGGTAAAAACATTTTGTTGGTCGACGATATCAACGACTCGGGTGCCACACAAGCATGGCTTAAAGAAGATTGGGCTAGTTCTGTTACTGGTGTAGATCACATGTTTACAGAAAATTTCTGGCACGACGAAATACGCTGGGCAAGTCTTGTTGACAACGAAGCCAGCAATGAAACCAGCGACTTTGCTGGTATGTCAGTGAATAAACTTGAAAATGATGTTTGGATTGATTTTCCTTGGGAAAGTTGGTGGAATAGGAGCACACTATGAAAGTGGGATTTAGTTATGGTCGTTGTATTCGTGATATTGTCAAGGGTGACGTAGATATCAATGATGTTGTGGTCATTGTGTCGGGCACCATGACTGACCGTAGTAGGCTTGATGCGCTGGTAGACGAATACCTTTATAGAGATGATTACCTTTATGGCTTGGATCGAGAGCGTTGCCTTGCTGTTGCTGTTCAACTATGGGAATCAGGCAAGATTCATCAGCCCAGAGATTTTGGTCAATACCGTGGCAAGATCATGGAAAACTGTGTATGGGCAGATCTATTTCCTTCGGGCGATACCGAACAGGATCCGATGGTGCAAGCCGCATGGCAAGAATATCGTGCCATGCTGGGCTTATCCGGCAAGCGTCGAGATGTAGACAAAGATACTGCAAAAAACAATTGGGGTTCACACTAATGAGTCATTATGTTACCGAAGCCTGTATCAAATGCAAGTATACAGATTGCGTGGAAGTATGTCCTGTAGACTGCTTTCATGAAGGTCCTAATTTTCTTGTAATTGATCCCAACGAGTGTATTGACTGTGGCGTTTGTATTCCTGAATGTCCTGTTGAGGCCATTGTTGATGACAACACACTTGAAGATAAGTCCTGGGCCGAAATCAACCTGCGCTTGGCCAAGTCTTGGCCTGTTATTACTAAGCGCAAGCCTGAACTTGAATCTGCAGAAGAATTCAAGACTGTTAAAGATAAAAGGCATTTGTTAGAAGAATGAAAGTTGATTATAAAAAATTAGAACAACTAATTGATATTGCCAAATGCCCGCAATTGTCAGAAAAGTATGCGGGCATTGCCGCGTTGCCGTTGGCGTTGCCAAAGTTTGAGCCCGACTCTTGGTCAGACTTTTGGCATATCTGGAACGATGAAAAAGATCGTGTATGGCGTAATCACATTGATCGTGGAGCATTAGGTAATACTAATCCTAGCCTTGAGCACACTCAATGGGACGGAATGAGCATTTACGAATTGCCTGAACTCTACAGTGAAGGTGCCTGGGGATCTAAGATCTGCCAACCAATGATTGATGCCAATCCTAATTTTATCAAGAACATCCTTGAGAAACTGCCGTTTGTTAAAATTAGATCCGTTAGATTTTGGAGTGCTCACAGAACTATACCATTGCACTACGACGGCAACATGCCTGCGAGTCTAGATGGCAAACTGAGATTTCCCACCGAAATCAGAATCATGCTTGACGATAAAAATCCCAAGGAAACGTTTTGGTTAGCCAGTGCCAGTGAGTTTGAACCTCACACTGATGTTGAAGAACATCGACGTTTATACGTTAAACTTCCCAGTGACACTAATACCTTTGCTTGGAACAACGAGTCGTTTTTACATGCCGCTGACTTTGATCCAGCATATCGAAAAATCTTAGTGGTCATTAAAGGCTGGATTGATGTTGCTCGACTGGAACCGCTTTTAGATTACAGTATTAGAAAGTATCCCGAATATATTTTAAAAGGACAAGCATGGTAATCATCAAAGGTCGAGGGTTCGTTGGTAAGGCCACAGAAAAGTTTTTATCTTGGCACACTGAAGTAGATGATGTTGAGTTTGACGATCCTCCGTTGAACATTCACAGTGAACGATTTGATCAAGCCCAGTGGTGTGTAATTTGTGTTCCTAGTCCGTTGGGTAGCAACGGTCTCAATGACGACGAAATCGTATTCAAAGCCATTCGCAATGCGGAACTGCACAAGTTTGCAGGAAACTATTTGGTTCGTAGCACACTGAGTCTAGAATCCATTGATAAACTAGAAAAAGTGTTGGGAGATAGGCTTGTTGTTTGGCCCGAATTTATTCGAGCCAATCATTGGGAAGAAGATGCTGTTAACCCCAAACTTATTGTGCTGGGAGGCTATCATGCCGCAACATTTGCAAAAACTTTTGATCTAATGCCTAGAACCACTGTGTTTACAGTATCAGCCAAAGAAGCCATGGCAATGAAGTTGGCCACCAATACTTTCCTTTCTATGAAAGTGGTCTTTGCCAACCAACTGCGAGAATTGTGTGAATCATATGATGTCAACTATGCCAATGTGGCTGGCGTGTTGCGTAGTGAACCTAGGCTAGGATCAACTCATTGGGACACACCAGGCCCAGATGGATCACGTGGTTTTGGTGGACATTGTTTTCCAAAAGACTCTACAACTTACAAAACAGAGTTGCAAAATAATGGAATTGATGCTACAATGTTAGAACAGATGTTGAACATTAACCGGAAACTGCGAGATGAAAAAAATTGATCCATGGAACAGTATTGTCAAACAACTGGAAAAGGGCGGCAACGACATAGAAGTCAATCCCATTGAGCCGCAGTGGTTCTTTTACTACAATGATGGACATAGAACCATCATGGTAGATCACAAGGAAGCAGACTTAGGTGAAATTCTACAGATGTTTGAAGATTTTTGCAAGGGCTGTGGATTTGTATTTGATGGATTTGGAATCGTAGACGAAGATGGTATTCCTGTAAATGGACTCAATCCTTTGGCAAAACTTGAATCAGGAAATCACGATGAAGATACAACTGGTTAGTGATCTGCACTTAGAATTCTCAGACATTAACATTCGCAATGTTGGCGACACAAATGTCTTGATTCTTTCTGGCGACATTCTCATCGGTAGCGACTTACACGAACATCCTGAAATGGATTACAAGATGTATAGCAATGCTAACCTGGCCGATCTTGGTCGGCGCCAAGCCACTGCTCTAAGATTTAGAGACTTTCTCCGGCGTGTGAGTTTTCAATTTCCGCATGTGATCTATGTTGCAGGCAATCACGAATTCTATCATGGCAAGTTCTTTGAAACTGTAGAGCATATTCGCAGTGAATGTGCCAAGTTCAGCAATATTCACTTCCTTGAAAGAAACTCTGTTGAAATCAATGATGTTGTGTTTGTTGGCGGAACACTCTGGACAGATATGAACAAAGGTGATCCATTAACTCAACATTCTATCAGTGAGAAGATGAATGACTTTAGAGTTATTCGTAATGATCGTGCAGGTTATACACGACTGCGTCCTGCCCATGTCATGGAACGACACATGAGAACCAAAGAATACTTTGAGAATGTGTTGGATGATCTTCGCAAACAAGGTAGCACCAAAAAGGTTGTTGTTGTGGGTCATCATGCGCCTACATATCAAAGCATTGATGCTCGCTATAAAAACGACTTCCATATGAACGGTGGCTATGCCAGTGACCTCAGTGAGTTTATTTTAGATCATCCAGAAATTGTGCTTTGGACACACGGTCATATGCATCAACCCTTTGATTATCTAGTAGGAACTACTAGAGTAGTGTGCAATCCTCGCGGTTATGAATCGTGGGGTGAAGTGTCTGAGTGGAATCCTGAATTAGTATTGGAAATTTAAATTGCGTATTGAAGAAGATATCAAACTAGACTTTCGCGATGTGCTGATTCGCCCCAAGCGTAGCACATTGTCAAGTCGACGAGAAGTTGATCTCAAACGTCGCTATCGTTTCAAATACAGTCAAACTGAATGGACTGGTGTTCCTGTCATGGCCAGTAACATGGACGGAGTTGGCACTATTGGTATGGCCGAGTCATTGCACGAACACGGGCTGTTTACTTGTCTAATTAAAAACTACGAGCCCGATGATTTACATGATATTGTGACTACCATTGGTGGCAAGTATTTTGCTGTCAGCACTGGAACCAGTAGAGAAGACTTTAGTAGACTTAGACAAATTCTAACAGCCTATCCTGAAATTCATTTTATCTGTGTTGACGTGGCCAATGGTTACAGCGAGCACTTTGGTGATTTTATTCATAGTGTTAGAGAAGCGTTTAGTTCTCACACTATCATTGCCGGCAACGTGGTCACGGCTGATATGACCCAAGAACTTATTTTACGAGGAGCCGACATTGTCAAAGTTGGAATCGGACCGGGATCGGTATGCACGACTCGGATACAAACTGGGGTTGGCTACCCGCAACTTTCTGCGATCATTGAATGCGCTGATGCGGCACATGGCCTCGGTGCCCATATCATTGCTGATGGCGGTTGCACTTGCCCAGGTGATGTGGCTAAAGCATTTGGAGCAGGCGCAGATTTTGTCATGCTCGGCGGAATGTTGGCTGGACATGATGAAGGTGGCGGTGAAGTAAAAGATGGCCGTGTTACATTTTACGGAATGAGCAGTGATACTGCCATGAACAAACACAACGGTGGTGTGGCACAATATCGTAGCAGTGAAGGCCGAACTGTGTCAATTCCTTATAGAGGGCCAGTTAATGGGACTGTGCTGGATCTGCTTGGTGGCCTGCGTAGCACCTGCACCTATGTTGGTGCACCAACACTCAAGCAACTGCCTAAATGCACAACCTTTATCCGGGTGAATCGACAAATCAACGATGTATTTTTAAAATGAACAACATGACACGAGAAGAAGAAATCCTAACGGTGCTACAGGAAGAATGTGCCGAAGTCAGCCAAATGGTCTGTAAGATCCGTAGGTTTGGCATTGACGAGACTCACCTCAAGGAAGGTGGATCTAACCGTGAACGCCTAACCGAAGAAGTAGGGGATTTACAAGCGGCGATAGATCTGTTAAAATTATACAATGTAGTTGATGGAAACGAAATTGAACTTGCCAAGCAACGCAAGTTTGAAAAGTTAAAAAGGTGGTCAAGAATCTATGAAACTTAAAATTAGCGAACTGTTTTACTCTGCACAAGGCGAAGGACGCTTTGTTGGTGTGCCTAGTGTGTTTTTACGAACCTTTGGTTGCAATTTCCAATGTGCAGGCTTTGGCCTGAGAAAAGGAGAGAAGACCAAGGAAGTAGAGCCTATTGCACAAAATGTTGGTATCTACAAAACTTTTGAAGAATTGCCACTGGTGAGCACAGGCTGTGACAGTTATGCTAGTTGGCATCCAGCATTCAAACATCTAAGCCCCACATATGACAATCAAGAAGTGGTTCAACGTCTATTGGCATTGACTCCAAACCAACATTGGCAACAACGCAATGGCAATGATGTTCATCTTGTGATCACTGGTGGCGAACCTTTGTTGGGCTGGCAACGAGAATATGCCGACTTGCTGAGTCAACCTGGCATGGAAGATCTACGCAACATCACATTCGAAACCAACGGCACTCAGCCTTTGTATCAAGAACTCATTGACTACTTCTATCAATGGAAGAACGAGCGTTCAGGTCGTAGTTGGGATACTGTTACTTTTAGTGTAAGTCCCAAACTGTCGGCCAGTGGCGAACGCTGGGAAGATGCTGTCAAGCCTGATGTGGTAAAATCTTACAATTGGTTGGGGTTTACCTACTTGAAGTTTGTGGTAGAATCTCTAGAACACTTTGACGAAGTAGATCAGGCGGTGTCTGAATATCGCTATGCTGGATTTACAGGTCCTGTGTATGTGATGCCCGTGGGTGGTGTTGTTAGTGTGTATGATGGTAATCGTATCAATGTTGCCGATGAAGCACTCAAGCGTGGCTACAACTATAGTCCCAGACTGCATGTGGATATTTGGGGCAACGGTTGGGGCAAGTAAGAGAAACTAGAACCAGAACACTGGTCAAAACCATCATCTATAGGATATGGGTGATACTGTCAACCTATGTGATGTTGTTGGTCACTGGACAAAGCATGACACAGGCATTGTTGCCTACCATTGTTATCAATTGTGTGTGGATGACATCATATTACCTATATGATAGACTATGGAGCCGTATAGACTGGGGGAGAAAGTGATCAAGCAATTTTGTGTTTATTCGCATAATCCATGTTTTGTTGATGTGCTTGAATGGTTGCGCGAAAACAAAATCAAACTCGAAGCACATGTGAATAGAACTAGATTTTGGATTGACAGTGACAGTCCTGAGATGACCATGTTCATGCTCACACATCGCAGAGATTGCGAGCCAGTGGACGAAGATCAAGATTATACAACAGGAAGAAAATAATGTTTGGCACAGGATACACAGGAGGAAACCCCATGAAAGCACAAACTCCAGCCCAAGGCATCAGCATTGATCAAGACTTTGGTGATGCTCAAGTCTTTAATGTAGAATGCGAGTGTTCTGCTGATGAACATGCTGTAAAGATGTGGATTGAAGTTCAGCGAGAAAAAGATATTCCTGACGTAGAAGTTAGTTTTTATGTCACTACTTGGACTAGAGGATTTTGGAAGGATTGGCCGGCACGACTTCGTGCTGTATGGGATATCTTGATTCATGGTGTCCACAAACAAGAACATCACATGCTGTTGAACAAGCAGTCTGCATTGAATTTTGCTGGTGCTATTGTCAACACCGTTAAAGAACTTGAAACTAAGATCTAATTTAAACTGTTAGAAAGGCTACATACGCAGATGAATAACACTACTTGGACCCATCTCTGCGGAAATAAGATAACACAAGTGCCTTTGGGTAGTTGTTGCCCTGAATGCCATATTAGTAGTGCTGTAGAAAGTCTTAGGTTCGCTGGATTCACACCCAGCACACAACCTGTTAAAAAAAGTTGGTGGTCGAGATTAGTTTTTAAGAAAAAAACTACGACCAAGAGAAAAAACAAACCTTATGAATTCCAGGACGATTACAATGACCGACATGGTTAACAACGACATTGAACATGCCAACAACACCAACCCTTGCCAGGGTGTTTGTGTAGTTGATGGTGATTTTTGTATTGCTTGTTTTCGAACTTCCAAAGAGCGCAGTGAATGGTATGAATACACCAACCATCAGCGCGAACAAGTGTTGGAAGAAATCAAAGTTCGAGAACAAAATTTATTTGATGAAAATTAAACACAACGTTGATACAAAGTATCTGCGGTTTACTTTGCCTACACTTTTAAAGTCACCAGCCATGCAATTGTCTGGGCCTGTTTCTCCTACATACCTTAATAATGTTGTATTTGCTCAACTGACACATTTGTTTCAACCCAACACTCTTTTGGATCTAGGCTGTTACTATGGCGCATTGCCAATGATGGTTGAAGATCTACTGGAACTGGTTTCCAGTGATCATTGCGGTAAAACTCAATGGTATTTGGTAGATGACTTTTCCTTTTTTAAACTTACCAAACAACACAATCTAAACTACGATCCAAAAAATCCATGGGTGACAGATGTGATCCGAGATTTCTGCGAAAGTGTAAGAAATCCCAGTGCCGAGGGCGTTCTCAAAGAATTTCCAATACCCACTGACCCTAAAATGTTAGAATCAGTGATTCGTGGTGTTGCTACTAAGTTCCAAGCATCGTATCCCAACATAGTTCAAATCACAGAAAATGTCGCTAACCTGGCAGGGACCAAGTTTGACTTTGTTTCTTTTGACCTATCAGCCAGCAATTTTCAAAATAATTTGGCCATACTGAAACTGTTGGTCAATGACTTTTTAAACAAGAATGCTGTGATAGCAGTGGACGACATTGCCGCTGAGCATCCGAGCCAGTTGGCTTTATTTTTAGAGGCCATTCAGGATTTAAATTTACAGTTCATTGGTGTTGCCGGTAAAACTACCTTGTTGTCAAATGTAGACATTAAGGAAAAACATGATTTCATTACCAGCATATATAAAACAAGGGCGTATGCAACCAACGATGGCCAAAACTTTTTTTGGATTCTTGAAGATACCCAGTCTGAAAAATACGGTTCCTTGTTAAAAATGTTACCCAATCAAACGCACAAAAATGTTAAACTGGTTTAAAAATCTTTTTATAAAAAACAATGATGCACGTCGCATGCGCGACAGTCCTGATCCTTGGGTCAATGTTGTCAAGGCCCACATTGATCCAAACAATCCCAAAGAAGGTTATTTTGAACTTGAGTGGAATCCGGCCTTTGTGCGCTATCTAATGGCTCATGGTTACAATGCTCCCACCGCTGAAGCCATTGTAGACATGTGGTTCACTGAACTATGTAGAAACATCAGCATGGACCAAATTGCCGACGGCAATTTTGTAGCCGATGCGGGTCGTGTCCAAACTCGCAATAAAAGTCAAAAATCCAGTTGACATCTAAGTCTACTCGTGTTAGAATTACTGCATGAGTTATCTTATTGTAGACGCCGCCAATCTCTTCTTCCGTGCCCGCCATGTGATCCGCTCCGGCGATCCAGAAGAGCGTGTGGCCATGAGTTATCACATTATTCTTGCCTCTGTGCTGAAACAATGGCGAGAGCGCCAAGGTCGCCATGTGGTGTTCTGCTTTGAAGGTCGCAGTTGGCGCAAGGACGTCTACCGTCCTTACAAGGCTCAGCGAAGCGAAGCCCGTGCGGCTCAAACTCCCAAGGAGCAGGCTGAAGATGAATTGTTTTGGAAGAGTTTTGACGAGTTCAGAGAATACTTGGAATCCAAGACCAATATCACTGTGCTACGACATGCTCAGGTTGAAGCCGACGATTTGATCGCACGTTGGATTGATCTTCATCCCAACGACAATCATACAATTGTATCCAGCGACAGCGATTTTGAGCAACTGATTGCCACCAACGTTCAACTCTACAACGGCATTGCTGGTGTGCTGACAACACACGAAGGTTACTATGACGACAAGGGGCGAGCAGTCGTAGACAAGAAAACCAAGGAAGTCAAACCTGCTCCTAACCCTGACTGGATGTTGTTTGAAAAATGCATGCGAGGTGATGTCAGTGACAACATCTTCTCAGCATATCCTGGTGTTAGAACCAAAGGTTCTAAGAACAAGGTTGGACTTGAAGAAGCCTATGCTGATCGCAACAACAAAGGATTCATGTGGAACAATCTAATGTTGCAACGTTGGACCGACCATGAAGGCGTTGAACACCTGGTGCGTGATGACTACGAACGCAATCGTTCAATCATTGACCTTAGAGCACAACCCAGCAACATCAAGTCTATCTTAGACGAAACCATTGCCACTGCTGTTCAACAACCTAAGAAACCATCAGTGGGTCCGCACTTTATCAAGTTCTGTGGGCGGCATAACATGCAAAAGGCTGTAGACTCGGCTCAACATCACACTGAATGGTTAAACGCTACCTATGGATAAACTGCTGATTGGAGTAGTAGCATCCTTCTTGACATTGTGTTCGGCCAATGCCAAAAGTTTTGATATAGAAACCAAATGGCATTGTGGTGAAACCAACACTATTCGTGACGATTTGGTCAGGCGCGGAGAACAGTTCATTATCTCAGGTGCCATACAAAACAGCACCAGTGCCAAGTTTTTAATGAGTTTTTGGGTCAATGGCAAGACAGGAAACTGGACTGTATTGGCCACATTCCTAGAGAAAAATGAAATAACTTGTGTGGTTAGTTTTGGCACAGGATTTGAAGCAAAACCACCAAGACTCATGATTTAAAAACAAGTTTTAATTCTCTTCTGCTCATAAATAACAGTATCATGAGCAGACCTAAACCTACTATTCTTCTCAGCAACGTTAATCCCCGCTCCTACAAGGCAGAGGAAGTGTTGAGTGCTGACGCAATTTATGCAGTCTTTTACAAAGACAAGCCCATCAACCTACGCACCTTAAACAGTTTGGTTTCATACCCTGGACCCAAGTATAAGAAGGTAAGTTTCTCAAATCCTGGCCATGCTTTCAATCTAGCAGATCGCTTAAACAAAATGTTCCAGACCACAGACTTTTCTGTGGTTGAACTCAAGCAAGGTCGCAAGATCAGTGAGCATGGATCTAGCGGTAAAAATAACTGAGTATCTTCTTCAACAGAACCTCAATCTTGACGGCACAGTTGAAGTATCCCCTTACACCCTTTTTAAAAACTATGTGCCGGGTCGCAGTCGCGGTCTAAGACTAACGCCGCTTGGTTGGGACCTCATGCGCGGTAACTTCCGCTATTGGAGTTATCAGATGACTCCTGGTTGGTCTCCTAAGCCTGGTCATCTCATTGGCTTGCAAGATCACTTAGACTGGCCTTACTATTTTGGCAACGGCTACTTTAGAGTGTTTGGCGAACAGGACGCCATGGAGATACGACTGGTCAATGACGATGTTATTCTTTGGCTAGATGGATTGAGTCGTAGAGCGCAAGGTAAAATTTAAACCACTCAATAAATATCATTATGATTGAGTTGGCACATTCAGAAGTTGCTTGGACTATCAATGGCTACTGCACATTTCAGTGTAGTTACTGTCCAGCAGAATTTAAAAATGGTGCGTTAGATAAAACAGTTGAGCAATATCTAACAGTCATTGAAAAAATACAAGCGGCACACTATCAGCATCATAACAAGATACACTGGACGCTGGGAGGGGGTGAACCTTTACACTATCCTCATCTCAGCACTTTACTAAAAAAGATAAAGTCACGCCCTGCCAGCATCTGTCTTGAAACCAGTGGTGATGACACTTGGTTTGGAATCTATCCAATACTGGGTTTAATTGATCGTTTGGAACTGACCTACCATCCTTGGCAAAACAACGAGGTGTTTGATTTTATATTTGAAGAAAGTCAAGGCAGAGATATACAAATAGCCATCACTGTGCCATTGGCTCCTGGTGCAATCACAGAGTCAAGAGAACATGTTCAACGTTTCCGTAGTCTTGGCTATCAATGTCAAGAGCAGATGTTGCGTGGTGTAGACGGTGAACCACACAGAGAATACGATCTTGTTGATGTTAATCGTATCTATGGCCGTCCTGATATATGGCAGGACAACACAGAGCCCTTGCAACCAGGTCAAGCAGATCCTAATTATGTGAGCCTGGCAAAGGTCAATTCAACAGATCCTATCTACACAGGAAAGCCATGTTATGCTGGTGTTGACTGGATGCAGATCAATGCTCGAGGGTTTGTGTCTTACAGCCAGTGTGGCGGCAGGAGCGAACCTAGAAATGTATTTGACCCAGACTGGCAACCGCCCACCAGCCATTTTGCCTGTGTCATGAATCAATGCCGCAGTCAACAAGACCGCAATAAGATCAGGATTATTACCACCTAGAATAAATATCCGCATGAAGCATTGGGAACCATATGTTCGTGCCGGTTGGGAAATGGTCATGGAAGCACAAGGTGCTAGTAAGACCTATTTGGTTCCAGATGTTGAAGCGTTCCTTGTGCATACCATTGCAAGAACCATAGATCGAACAGATGTGTGGGAAGAACCAATTGCAATCAAAATGATGACAGCACAAACCAAACCTGGCCTAACCAAACGCATAGAACTTCGTAATGTAGGAGAAGAATGCTTGTTCATTGATGCTTGGGAGTTCAAACAACGGCGCTGGCCCTCACCTAACTATTTCAAAGACATGGGCTCCATTGCATTTGGCATGGCCAGCGTGGCTACTAGTCCAATTGACACAACCTTAGAGTTGGTTAGCGAGCATTTTACTACTATGAGCCATGTGCTACGTCAAGTCCGTGACCTACATTTGCACAAAAAATAAGCAGAAATTGTGGCATTTTTACAACAAAAAAGCCCTTAAAAATCAACAACTTAGCAGATTAAGCAAAAAACCCTTAAAAATCAATGACTTAGCGTGTTGCAAAAATACAACACTTTTTTTGGCATTTAGGGGTTGACCTTTGACCCAGAATCAGGCATAATAAGTGAACTATGCGAAGAACCACTATCACTGTCAAACTGCCCAAAATAAAGCGCCGTGCCACGGAACTTTATTCAGCAGATACCCCTTTTCGAGGTAGGGTTGAGCGTAACCGTATGGCTTACAAGCGAAAACCCAAGACTCAAA